AGGGGTTTGAGTTGTACTCATTCCAATTACAAGTCTTTGTTCAAGACCTGTATTGTTATTTCTTGTCACTACCTCCCCGTGTCGGGATTGGCGCAAGCGTTATGTGCAACATTCGGGATGATAATATCATCACCGAATGTGCGGACCTTACCTACCAAATGCAGGATATCTGATCGATTGGATGCTCCAGCGGAAGCTAAAGCGACGCAAAGGAAGAAAATCGATTGCATTGGGAAAGTAAGAGCTGAACCCATCGAGGCGAACTTGCGTAGCTTAAAGAAGCCACGTTTAGTAAGTCCGTCCTCAATCCAACGGGTACGAGTAGCATGAGCTGCTATCAAGAGAGGCTTGTTAGAATCTAACAAAGCTTCAATATGACGGCAGGACACGCGATCGCTCGCTGAACTGAGGTCGATAGTCGAAAGACTACGATCGATGGAAGCCTGTGCCACCAAATGCTGAGATAGCATCTGATTGCTAGGGTCGAAGAACTTGCCGATCAGCGATGACTTCATCGCATGATCAAGCCAAGTTTTCACCTTTTGCTGGCACCACTGGTGTTCAACGGGCTCCATGGCAATAAGCCTTGGGCCTTTAGCAGTCTTTGGGACTGCGAAGAGTCTAGAAGGTCTCTCCTGCCTAGAAGGCGGGTAAGAACCTAATGGACTCCCTGAACACCAATCGAAGGGGAACACCCCTTCGAGCTTTTCGGACCAGAAGGGAAATAGGTACTTGTACCCAGATCCCGGAAGGTTCGATACAGCTCCTGGTCCGTGCTTGAAGAATCCCGTTTCAGGGGAATCCTCTGACATGGAGTCAAAGGTTCCAAGTTCTGAAACAAGGATTCTAGAGACTCTATCGAGTCTCGATAGGAAGCCAGTATCAGCGAACTTCTCTCTTGGCGATCCATCCCATAGGGAAGGAGAGTCATTAGCGAAGCTACGCTGAAAACTAGTATTTCTACTAGTATCCAGATGATCGTCATCCCAGTTAAGAGATGGCGGTGGAATTGAATCCTCGATCTCAAAGTACTCTCCGACTGACGCTTCTATGCGTGAGTCTGAGCACTTTACCTCAAGCTTCTTAAAGAGGCAAGAGAGTTGCCGAATGGCGAGAATCGCATCTGGGTCTGGCTGACTAAGCAAGCACCCACGAGCATCACATACGCGTCTCCAAAAGTCCCAGAGGAATCTGGGTCTGGAATCCGTTTTACTTTTACGGGCACATAAGTGCCCCTGAAAGTGTGCAGCGCCCTCTTCAAGTAATTGAAGAAGTACTGCATCTAGATTCGGAATGTCGAGGGTAAAGAACCCAAGACCACGCGAGGTGACGCTCGACCTTATCCTCTCGATATCAAGTCGAAAAGATTTGGTGTCGGACAGCGCACATAAGGAGGCCGCATCTAAGTATGCGGCCTCCCAGATCTCCAGCATGTTGTTTAACTGGCTTTTCACAAAGACCTCTGGGCTATTGTCCAGCGATCCGATCTGATAGCCACGCAACATCGCTGACCCGTAAGGGTCAGGCAATTACAAGGTTAGGACTCGTAATTAAGTGCCTTCTGCAAGTTGGCACTCGTCATGAATCCAACGAAACCGACGAAAGCCTGCAAGGGATCAGCTGCCGTATCAGAACGAAGGTTCTCGAAAACGGAGTAGATCTTACGCGGGATAGCCGGCACCGTTGCCGTCGCATAGACGGTATTCACGAACTCGAAGTTGTGTCGGTCAACAAGTTGACCGGCCGCGTTCTTGTAAGAGGTATTGCGGATTTTAAGCCGCCATTCCTGAGCACTTTCGCGAAGAAAGTACTCGCTACCGTACGCATCTTGGTTGATGCGGACGAGAGCCTTAGCAACAGAGTTAACGGTGATTGTAATCGGATCTGCAAACATACTGGTAATTCTCTTTCTACTTTGGCCGTTTAACGACGGACCTGGTTTGGGGTTATCTCCCCAGGCCGCGCAAGGCAGAGAGAGAGGCTAGTATTCCGACTTGCCGCCCCGTAAGGAGCGACCAGTCTGCGCTAGGTAACATTGCGGATTGTTTTACGCGACGTTTAGACAACCTCTTCATAACAATGGTATGACTACCGGGCGGAAGCCCATAAGCATTACCGGAGTTCACGTATAACTGTTCAGTTGAACGAGTTATACATAAAGAGGGTGTGTCCCCTATTACAGGTACTAAAGATCTTGAAGAAGATAAATAGTCGCCTATATTAGAGAACCAGTCGATCAGCCAACTCCATGGAAGAGCTTCCCATGCAGCTGACAAGTCTAGGGTCAAACCTAGAACGATCTTCCGAGCTAATAGTCGCATTTCACGTTCCTGCATCCTGCTAAAGTCAAAACTATTAGTAGGATGCGGGGTATACGTGATATACCCCCAAATTTGGACAGAAGTACTTCTGCGCTCAAGCCTATAGTTAGACAACAAGTCTGACGGATAGGATTGCGCGGTGATCAG